CGTTCTGCATAAAGGCGAGAAACCCAACATCAAAAGGGTAGCCTGCGTTGTGTTCTGTGTTTATTGTATTCATAATACTAATTTACTAATCTGCTAATTGGCTAATTTGCCAACGTTTGCCTGCTAACTTATAGAAGTTCACTAAGGCTTCGAGTTTGTATTTGTCGTATTGTAAACCTTGTGGGATGACGACTATAAAATCTACTCCCCCATCTATATAATCGCCTCGTTGGTAGAGGAAGACTTTGCCTAAAAACAAAGGCCTATTGGCACTGCGAGGATAGATATAGAGTCGCTCGTTTTGCTTGCCGTCCTCGATACGGATACGCCGCTGCTGGGGGTCGAACTCGTCATTCAAAGCCTTGCGCAAATAGCATACTTGACTGTTGTGTGCGAGGTTGTACAAGTCGGCTGTGCGGGCTTGCTGAAAGGCGTACAGCAGTTTGTGCAAGGGTGTTGCCAGCGTTCTTAACCACGCTACTAACTTGGGCTTGCGCAGGAAGGTTGGCAGTAAAAGAACTACTAATTTATCAATGTTTAAGGTCATCTTATCTTCGGTTAGTGTTCGCTTAGTGTTCGCTTGGCTGTTCGGACAAGCTAACTACTAACGTAGGTTATATCGTTAAAGTTGTCTATCGTAAAGTAGCCCGCAGTGGGTATCTTGCTTATTTCAATGGTTTCAAAAGCCCCATACTCACCACTACTGGTGATGTTCTTGCTTTGTGCTAACACTAAGTGTGGTATCTTCACCCCTTCAGCTTGTTGTAGCGCATCAATAAGGTGCGCTAATACGAGTTCGCCATTAAAAGGTAACCTTTTTAAATAGTCTTTAATCGCTCTTTCTACAGGCTTAATAGCGTGGATAATACTTTGTCCATTGCTATCTAATACCAAAGGATCATATACTATCTTCATTTGCAGGTGCAGTATATCGGGCTGATAGTTCACCACTGATAGGCGTACCCCCGCATCTTTTATCTCTGATAAATAGGCTTCAAAAGCCTGCCTTTGAGAGTCGGTGATAGGTTGTAATTGCTCTCCTTGTTCACCCGCTATTTTTACTATCAAACGCCCCTCATTTGGGCTTTCCACCACTGCTGAGTACTTGACTATTTTACTGGCTTCTATCTGCTCCTCAGTATGTCCTTGGTTGCTGAAGGTATCGCTGTCTGGCAAAAGGTCAAAGCCATACTGAAAAGCAAGGGCTTTGCTACGATACCAACGTGCTGTGTGGGGTTTGAGCTCGGCAAGGCGTTTGTCTATATCCGCCCTATGTATGTCAAAAATCTTTTCCAAACTCCATATAGCTACGGCTATAATATAGACCCACAATCGCCAAATAGCTACTTTGGAGGTGCTGTTGAGCTCATTCAGTGCAGTCTCTTGTGTCTTGGCTTGGAGGATAAGGTTTTGTATTTCTTGAATGCTTCGTGCCATAGTTATTCTTTACTTACTACAAAATCTAAGTTAATAGCCCATATACTGATACCCTCAAGCCTTTCAAACACCTGTTCGTCTTCCTTAGAAAAGGCGGTTGCAGGCTGTAGGTTTTTAGCCGTATAGTAGGCTAATATATCTTTGTTAGTGAACGCTTCTGTGGGTAGTATTAAGGTATTGCCTGCTACTACATCATCGGTGATGTTAAGGACATTGGCTCCGGCCAATTCAAAGACGCTCTCAATGGTACCTATGTGCTGTAGAGCGAGGTCTAATAGTGACTGGTTATGTAGGGCGGTGATTGTCATTTTGCTTTTCCGTTGAGTTGCTTGTACTTCTTTAATTCAGTTAGAAGCTCTTCCACTGAGGCTTCTAAGTCCTTAATGCGTTGGTTAGCGTGTTTGAGTTCCTCAATAGCCTTAGCGTACTTGGTGCCTAAGTCTTCTATCATCTCTCGGTATATCTTCACGGCTTTGTCTACATTGTCCAGTTCGTTGGTTTGTAACTCCATTTGTTGTTTTGGTCGCCCAAAAAACCAACCCGCCAAGCCCGATAATACCATTCCGATAAATGAGCCAAAATGCTCCTTAAGTACTTCTGTTATCCATTCCATATATGAATGTGTTTTTTAATTAATTGTTCCTTTCCCTTCACTTGTAGTAGCGCCCGCATAAGTCCCCGCCTGAAGGGTGATTCCTGCCCTCACTGTTATCTCGCCACTCTTGACAAAGGAGTCAATAAGGGGGGATAAGCGCTCGGCGTACTCTTCTATACTGTTATCGGTTTTGGTAAGCATATCCTGATGAAGGTCAATAATGCCTTGTTTGAGGGCTTGTTTGTTTAGTGCCATAGTTGGTTGATTTTTTGGTTAATCTCGTCAAACTTTGCTACATTCTGCGGGGCAAAGTTACCAGGACCCGCAGGGGTTTGAATGATAGCGCTTTTAAGTTCTGTTAAAAGGTCGTTTAAAAGGGTTTTAAAGTCAGATTGTTCATTTTTAAGTTGCAATTTACCATCTTCTATCTTTAGGGTAAAACCTCCCAAGATGCATTCTACTTTCTCCAGCTCGGAGGTTCCTACTACTATTGCCGTTTCTTTGTTGATAAAAGCCACACATACCAGCGAACCTATTTTTGGTTGTAGGTAAAAACCTCCCTTATCAAAGTCTACTACTAAATATACATCGTTAATAGGTGAACTACCATCTAAGGGGCTTACATCAGCAGTTTTAGCCTCCTTATCTACAGAAGTTACTCTACATACTTTAACATATAGTTCCTGCCCTGTATAAGCCAATTGTTGTATCAGATCTTTTATCATAGTGCATTCCCTAATTCAATCTTTTGACGATAGCCGTTTGTACCAAAACTAATCTCATTCTTTTTCACTAAATAAGTACCACTATTGCCATCGGAGGCGTGTATTTCCACCATATCGCACTTGCTTACTTCGGGTATACCAAAGGTTTCAAAAGAGCCCTTAAAACCACTTTGCTTGTATCTTTCCAACGCCTGCATTGCATACTTCTTTAGTTCCTCTTCTGTCAGTCCATCTATGCGGAGCTTTATTACTTCTCCGTCTTTGTCACCATATTCGTAGGTGAGTTTCTTATGCTTGGCGTTAAAGCTCTGTGCCTCCACTCGTACCCTTATATCATCTTTATCACGGTAAGTAAAATCCTCACTGATGATATTTTTGCCGTGCTTAAAAAGGTGTTTTTCGCGATTGTCTATAGGGTAGGCTAATCCAATGTACAAAACTGATTTTCCGTCTATAAGCCTAAAGTAACTACTAAGCATTACCTTGTCTTTTAGGTCTTGCAACTCTTGCGATACGTTAGGCTGGGTGATACGCCAGGTTCCTACTTGTATATTATCATCAATGAGTTTGTAGCTTATATTTGTGCCTTTGAGCAGATGTTCCACTATCTCTTTAAGGGTAGCGTTCTTAAAAGCTTTAGGCTCGGCTTTTAGTGTTTTTAGTAGAAACATGCCATCTTCACATTTTATAGTAATAGGCACTTTGGCATCTACCGAACGCACATAACCAGCAAAACGTACTTTTAAGTCATCATCATAACCAAGTTCTACCGTAATGCGATCGCCTCGCTTGATTGGAGGCATACCTTTTTCACTTATATACCCTTGCCAGCGAATATTGCGTGGCAGTTTTAGTTCACAAGTGTCGGTAAGGCTTTCCATATCTTCTACAATGTTACACTCGGCTACCGAATTGAATTGCCAGCGGGTGCTACCTGTCTCAATGGTTATTCTACTTACTAATCTTAACATACTCGTCTTGTTGTATTTGTTTGATTTCGTAAGGCTCATCGGAAAGCATTTGTATCTGTACGCTCTGGCGATTGCTGTGTGTTTCCTGTTGCAAAGAGAAGGAAGTCACCACAGCAGAACGAATCCCAAAAGCATATAGAAAATCACTTTCCACCTCTACAGTTTGTGGTGTAGTGAGCAGTTTTCTAAGAGTTTCTACGCGACTTATAGGGTAGTCTTGCTTTGGCAATAAAAACTGCTCGTCTGTCTGCTCGTCTGGCTCCCCTTCATAGTCTGTTAATGCTATATCCAAAGTAATACCATAGTCGCCATTACTAATATACTCCTTAATTGTACCATCTCTCCCTTGTAGGGAAGTAGTTACAATATTGCGCTCTTGGGTGACAGAAATAACCACTTCCTGAAATAGCAGACTATAACGCTCGCCCTCGTGATGGGTACTCATACGCAAGGAGGTCAGCCATGGACGGTTTTCTAAGTCATTCATTGAGACAAACTCGCCATCAAACTTCTTGACCTCTAAAGGCTTGCCCGTTTGCATGCCAAAGCGAAAAGCCAAGTTTAAGGCTACCGTTTTAGCAATAGTTTCTGGCCGTGGTTGAAAATTAAAATCAATCATATTTGTCAATCATTACCCCCTGCAAAGTCGGCAGTAGCAGTTAGTAACACTTCTCTTACTGCTTGTAGGAGTTGTTGTTTATCTAATCCTTTGTCGGCATTCATATAGATATTAAAATTATCCATCATCTTTCCGATAGTAAGATTGCGCACTTTGTTTTCACTTTTGCCTTTATCACCTCCTACCCCCGTGCTATTCATTGTTTTGGTAGCTGCCACACCCCCAACTGTGGGAACAGTAGGTTTATTTTTAGTAAGGTCAAAGCTATCTTTATTCTCTACTACTGTTACTTCTTGTGGCTTATCGTCTTTTTGTGTGTTAGCCTTTTCCTCATCAGAGACTAAGTCCATATTCCTACGAAACTCCTCCACACTCCCTGAAGCATTGGCCGCCCATTCCCAACCAGTGAGCTCGGCAACCCATCCTAATATCTTTTGTAATGGTGCCATTATTACATCTAATAACACCAAGCCTATACGCTTAAAACCTCCTAAAATACCTTCTGACTTAAAGGCTTCAACTATACTATCCCAATGCCTTTTTATCATCATAAAGGCACTAATGAGCATACCTATAGGACCTAAGAGGAGTAGCATAGTAGAGCCAAAGGAGTCAAAATAGCTAATAGCTACCGTAACATATCCTATAAGCACCCCTATAGCACTTACCACCAGCATAATAGGGTTCATATTCATAATAGCGTTCAGAATTCCTTGTGCCACGGCCATTCCCTTGGTAGCCACCGAACAAATATTTGTCCATAGGGCGGCCCTTTTTTGTGCGTTAGTAAGAAAGGAAAAGGTATTAATCAAGACGCTTCCTATAGGCGCAAGTCCTGTCATTTGTTGAACAATATCACTTAGTGCTCCTGCGTATCCGAATGCCCCTCCCGTTGCGTTGAAAATAGAAATCTTAAAATCTTCTACTTGAGCGGTAAGGCGCGCATTCTTTTCAGATGTACTTTCCATGATCACCCCTGCTTGCTCTACGGCCGAGTTGGTTCCCTCAATACTTTTGCTCATCGCTTCGGCCTCATCAGCGGTATTGATAAGGGCAATAGCAGCAGCCATATTCTCCTTTCCAAATACCTTAGTCATCAGGGCAGTGTCGCCCTGTATCTTACGCAGGGTTTTCAATCGCTCGTGCAAGGGCACACTACTATCGGCTAAGTAATCGGTACTGATCCCCGCTTCCCTAAGTCCATCGGCAGCAAGTTTGGAAGTAAAGCGACCCTCTGAAAGAGTAGTCAGTACGTTACGAAGGGCAATCCCTCCTTCACTTCCTTTCTTACCTGCCTGATCTAATAACTGAATATAGGCGTTGGTCTCGGCAAATGATAGACCCGTAGTCTTAGCTACCATACCCACCTGCTCTAATGCTTGCTTGATTTGCGGGAGTTCGGCCGACCCATTTTGGGCAGCGGCAGACATCACATTCATCATCTCTGTCATCACCTTTGCCGCCTTGATAGGATCTTCCATACTCACCCCAAACTGGTTTAGCGAGGTATTGAGTACATCAGTAGCGGCTATGGTATCGCCCCCCATTTGCTTGGAGAGTATATTCACATTCTCGCCCATCAACTTCATAGCCTCGCTGTTCTTAGCAATATCGGGGCTAAGTTGTGAAAGCATCATCTTATAGGCTTCCACATTATCTACTGCCGAAGTGCCAAAGGTTTTAGCAGTTTCACGTGCGGCCATTTCTATAGCTTTGAGGCCTTCGCCTGTAACTCCAGTAATGGCCGAAAGTTCGGATAAGTTCTTTTCAAGGGCTATGCCGGGAGCATATAAGTTAGCCGCTGCTGAGGCTGCCCTATCAGTCAGATTAAGAAAGGCCTCAAAGTTTATATTGGATAGTTTTGTACTTTCCTCTATTGTTTTAGATACTCCTTCTATAGCCTTAGTGGTATTTTCGGAAAAGGTATTCAGAGTCTGATTAATCTGGGTAATCTCTGTCTGTAGTATATCCATGTTTTTAAACAAGGCCACAAATACAGCGGAAACCTGATTATCTCCTGCTATATTGAAATTTATACCATAATTAAATGTATTATTCATTTCTTTTTTGTAACTTTGCCTTGTTAAACTTATACTACTATGAAAACACTATTTTGGCTTGTTTATATCCTATCTTTTATAGTATTTGTGATAAGTTCCATACTATGGAATCTTTACGAAGTGGGGGGTATTAGTATCTACATTAGCCTACATATATTTTTCTTTTGCTTGGTATATAGCAATATCTACCCAAAAAAGGTAAAACTACCCACCCATAAGCACCTTAAATAACTCTGCTTGGTTTTGCATACGCCAATGCTCCAACCACATTGCTTGTGCATAGAGCTTACACCACTGACTGGCTTGTAGGTTTTCGGGCTCTATACCGAAATTGGCACGGATCAGTGCTTCGGCTTTCCATTCTTCTTTCTCACTGGGCTCACTCTGTAGTGAGCCTATAAGTTTTTTGCGGTTGCCTTGGTGTTTTGCACCCTCACCATTAGGGCTTCTACTGCCTTTAGCTTCAATAAGTCTCGTTTTTCAATGGCTTCATCTGCTTTTACTACGTAATTCACGTATGCAACTTGTGCCGCTTTTACCTCGTCTGTCTTAGAGATTTTGGTAATAGCTTCTAAGTGCTTAAAGGTAGGCTCTTTGAATATCACTTGGTGTGTAACACCTTCGGCTGACACTTCTACTAAAACGAGCTCGCCGTGTTCCTCTTTAAGGTTTTGTATCTCTTCTGGCGTAAGCCCACAAATAGTTGCAGGCTTTTCACCAAAAGCGTAAGGGTTGTCTTCTACAAATGTATATTTATCTTCCATTTTTACTTCTTTTTAATACTCGCTTGTGGGTGCTACCCACTAAATGCTTTTATCTACTACGTGGCTTACAATGAGTGGTAATTCTACTTCTTTGTGCATATCGCCCTCCTTCCATTCAAATGATGTCTTTTGAAACTCACAATTCTTTAGTATATGGGTTACCAGTGGCTGATTATCGGGCTGATAGTTCACCGTGATAGGGAAAGGTGCAATGCGGTGCAATTGTCCTTTAGGGGCTTTGGATTTCAGAGCCATTACAGTTGAGGCAAGCACAGTGATAGAAGCGGTAGTCTTCACTCTGCCATACCCACGACTCACGGGGTGGCGACCTGCACCATATACGTTCTCTTTTTCTTGCTCCTCTTCATACTTTATGGCAACAATACCCGTAACGGGCACGCCCCCGATAGTGCAGATGATATCTGCCCATCCATACTCTCTTCCGTTGATAAGGGGTTCTAATTCTAACATTTTTAAAGTGCTTTTAAACAGTTATTAAATTGCTATACATTAAGGGCAAAACCAATAGATACTTCTATCTCACGCATAGTGCCTACAGGTACTATTTTGAGTACTATCTCTAATTTGGAGGTCTGTAAAATGCCCTGGCGTGGGTTGATATACACCTTATAGCCGCTGAGTTCACCGTTACGTTTCATTGCATCCAAAGGCTCTTCACAAAGAGCATTGATAGCTGACACAGTAGCTGTTTGTAGGTTACCTGTATCGGGGTCAATATAGGCAGGGCCTGAAACTTTAGGCACAAGTACACGGTTTAGCTCACGGATAGCCTTGTCTATAGTACGATTGTTCTCTATGTAGGCGAAATCACTGGTGGCAGCTGTTGCTGTAAAGCTATCATTGAAGTACGTACCTGCATTACCTGCATACTGGGTCAGAAATAGATACCCTTTGTTATGTAAAGCCTCCACCTGTGCTGGGGTAAGGGCACTGAGCTTAGTGCCATCGGCAAAGGCGGGCACGTCCAATTCAAGGGCACGCAGTACATCGTCTGTAAGACCTTTATTGTAAGCAACAGTTACTAAGTTCTGTTTCTCTACCCAGCCAATGCTTTCGTGTACGCTGGCTTTGGAAATAGCTCCAAGGGCAGCCCCTATACAACCCACTGCAGGGGTAGTTTGTGCGATATAAGCTCCACGCCCAGCTCCGTCTTGACCTATAACCACACTCACGAGTTCGGCACTTTTGGTGCGCAAATCGGGGAGGTTAGCAATATCTTCGGCTTTTAGTTTAAAGCTATACAAAAGGCTTGCAGGGGTGATACGTTTGGCTAACTCCTTGCCGATAGCGTTTAGCTTGCTAAGAGCATTGTCTAAGCCCGAAAGCTCGGTTTTGAAGTCGCAAACGGCTATCTGTCGGAGTTTGCCCTGGGCGAATGCTTGTAGGGTTTTTACTTCGGTATAATTACCATCAGCACTTGCTACCGATTGCACGTATAGCTTTGCCCCTTCGTTGATACGAAAGAACTCGGTTATATGATAGTGCAATACGGGGGCTGTATCTGGGAAAATTCCCTTGCCGTTAAGCTCTTCTACCGAAAGCAATAAGGTAGGGGCAACGGCTGTTTCACCATAGACGATAAGCCCAGAGATATGGTCTTCACCTGCGAGTTCACGCCCTAAGCCACCGTTTTTTCTTATGAATTTTACTCCGTTCATTGTTTAGCGTTTGTTAAAGTTTTTAGGTTTGAGTTCAAAATGTGATTGGTCTTGCTCTTCAGAGGGCTCCAAGTTTTCTGAACTATCAGAGTTTTCAGAGGGCTCTGGGTTTTCTGAATTGTCGGGAACTTCTGAACTATCAGTGTTTTCCGAAGGCTCTAAGGGTTCAGCAGTTACTACTGTTTTAGGATTCTCTGTTTCAGTAACTACCTCATTTTTTACCTCCTCTTTCTCTGTTGCTTCTTCTGTGCGTACTACTTTTTTTACCTCTTGATTCTTGAGGGTGAGGGCGTGGTTTTGTGCGCCGTTTTCGGTGTAGAAGTATTTGCCGTCAGCCGTTTTGTAGGCTACATCAAGCCCTGGGTTATCTTTGAATATACTGTCCATTTTTTTTGCTTTTAGGTAGGGGTGTATTGCCATACACCCCTATGGGGTTTAACAATTATATCAGTGCCGCAATGTACTTGTTCTCCAAAGGTACCGCTATAAAATAGTGGCGATAGGCCAAAAGGTTCGCCTGATTGGTAGGATCCTGCTTTGCCTCAGAGTAGTACTGTTTGGTAAGCCCTGTTTTCTTTCTCACTGCTTGTACAACAAAAGCTACAGAAGCGGGTTTGTCACTGCTGGTAGGTACTTGGTCAAAGGCGATTTTCTGACCTGCACTGCTATAGTAGGGGTGCTGTTCGTAGGTTTTGATTTCAAAGCCTGCAATCACAGGAGATACCTGCCCCTGACGATAGTTGATAAGTTGATCCCCAAAACGTTCTCTGTCCTTGAGTAGGGAGTTGAAGTGGTCAAAGCACAGCACCAAACGGCGTCCTGCCAATGGCCAACCCGCCTTATCACATTTAGCCTTGAGAGCTACCAAGTCATTGTAGGTACATTCTGTTCCTGCAAGGGTGAGTACAGGAGTAGCCGCAGTGTTCTGTGTAGGGGCAAGTGCATGTATAGCCTTACCATACTTGCGTACACTGATTTCGTTGGTTTGTGCACGAGTTACGGCGTCTATCTTGTCATAGCTTGAACCAACAATTTGGTCATCGGTAACTTTGGTAGGCTTGGTTTGATACTTATCCAAACGAACAGTAACCTCGTTTTCAGTGTAGCTTTGTACTAACAAAGGATAAGTACTGTTGTTGATAAGTACATCGGGTTTGAACTCGGTAGTGGGTATATGGATTACATTGTTTTCACCCATTTCCATTACATCTCCGTCCAATTCTTGTACGCCATCCAAAAAGTCGGCTGTACCCCCTTGGGAGAGTGTTTGGTGTACACGTTTCTCCCATATTTCTGGAAAATTCATTGCCATTGTAATACTGTTTTATTAGTTTTTAAATAGGGTTTAAATTATAGTTTTTCACTCTTCACTTTTGTTCTTTATTAAATAGAGGCGATGAGCTTTTGGTAGGCTTCGGGGTTTCCATTCTTGAAGGCTACTTTTTCCTCTAAGGAGAGCTTTTGGAAGTCCTCCATAGTAGCTACTCCTGTTGTACCTGTAGGGGTAGTAACTCCTGCGGAGAAAGACTTCTTAGCGGGGATCCCCTCCAGTGTGGCTTTAGCTAATTCAAAGTTCTGCGCAGCCAAGTCAGCAAAAGTCTGACGCTTGTCCGCTGTGATTTTGCCACTCTTGATAGCATCGTCAAGCATTTGTGCTGTAAGGGCTTCTCTTTGGGCTTTTTCTTTGGCTACATAGGCGCTAAGTTGTTCTTCTGAAAGGGTGAGCTTTTCTTTGAGCTCATCACGGTTTTTGGAAAGTGCCAAGATAGCGGATTCTATTTCGTCTGCCGATAGTTCCTTAGTACTGGCGCTCATACCCAAGGCTACTAAAGCCAATTGTGTAAGTTGTAACTTCATATGTACATTATTAGGGTTTGTTTTTGGAAATGATAGGCAAAGTTCCTTAATCTCTTCCTCGGTAATTTCTACCCCATCCATCTGTAGGCGTAGGGCATTGGCATTGCTCGGTACAGCTACTATGGAGGCTTCAAAAAGAGAACATTTTTTCAGGACAACATCACCACCTTCATAGGTAAGGTCTTCTCTGTGGAAAGCTATGCCCATACTTGCCCCTTTGATGATGCCCCGTTCTACCTTACCGGCTATTTTTTTTGCGTTCTCATCGTCCATATCAAAACGAGGTTCGGCAAGGAGCTTTCCATCTTCAAGTATGATGTTCTCCCAAGAGCCTATCACACTTTGATTACTTTGATTATGTCCGTCCAACATTACGGGGTTGGTTGCAAAACGGGTTAAGTCAATTCCCGCCGATAAGACCTTAAAACCATAGGAATTGGTCACGCGCTCATCATTAAGTACAAATCTGGGCATATACTTTTCTTTTTGGGTTTGTCTGATTTCTGGCGCAAAATTAAGGCGGCTTTCTTACCCCCGCAAAAAGTGGTAACCTCTGGTAACAACATTGTTACTTCTGGTAACAACTCTGTAACCTCTGGTAACAACTTTTTGTTTTTTTTCTGTCCAATCCCCAATTTTGCATTTTATTTAGACTATGGCAAAAACAAAAGACGCTGTTCGTATTAAGGCAGAACAATATTATATTGAAAATATTGAGGTTACTCAAGCAGAAGTAGCGGAGCTCTACGGAGTACGCCCTGCCACTATTGGTGAGTGGGTAAAGAAGTACGATTGGGAGGACAAGCGTTTGAACTTCCACGCTTCGCCTACTATTATCAAACAGAAGCTACAAGCAGAAACCATTAGGGTAATGAATGGACAAGATCCTACTTTCTCGGCTTCGGATGTAGGTAAACTAATGGCAGCATTGGATAGGTGTGAAACGCAGGCAGACCCTACCACTGTATATAAAGTACTGAAAGAACTGGATATGTTTATATCACAACAAGACGCTGAGTTCGCCGCCCAATGTATTAAATACCACAAACAATTCTTACAACTAAAAGTAAAAAATGAGCAAGAAGGATAAAATATATGCTAAGCTCTTAGCTGATTACGATAAGCATTGTCTGCTAATAGCTAAGGCTACTTCGGTGAACATACACGAATCAGCCAAAGAGAAAGCCGCTCGTATTAAGAACTTGGAGGGCGATTATGTGCGTTGGTTTGAGTACTATTTTCCCAATTATGCCAAACAGAAGTGTGCTTGGTTTCACGCCAAGTTGGCTAAGATGATAGTGGGCAATAAACGCTTGCGCTTGCTTGCTGAGATGTATCGTTCGGCAGGGAAGTCGGTGCATATAGATATGGGGATACCGCTGTACTTGTACTTTGCTAAGAATGATTTGCGATTTATGCTTTTGGTGGGCGAGACTGAACCTAAAGCTAAGAAACTGCTATCGGGTATACAGGCACAGCTGGAACACAATAACCGCTTGCAGAATGATTACGGCAAGAGGTCATCGGCGGGGGACTGGTCGGATGGTTCGTTTGTTACTAATGATGGAGTTCGGTTTATGTCGCTTGGTTTTGGGCAAAACCCACGAGGGGCGCGAGAACAATCCGAACGCCCCGACTATATAGTCGTAGATGATGTGGATAGCAAGAAGTCTATCCATAACGATAGAATCATGCGTGAAAGTGTGGACTATATCACCGAAGATGTATGGGGGTGCTTTGACAGCGAGGATAACGCTACAGAACGCTTTGTATTTGCGAATAACAACTTCCACAAAAACTCGATCACGAACCGCCTTAAAACGTACTTCAATGAGGTGATTAACACGCCCAAAGAGGAGGGTAGTTATGAAGATAGTCCGCAAACAGAGTTCAAAATACTTACAGTGTGTGCAGTGAAAAACTTACAAGACTTTACTCCTGAATGGCCTGAGAAAACATCGGCGGAGTACTGGCGTAATAAATTTAAGAGTATGCCCTACCGCTCGTTTATGCGGGAGTATATGCACACACATATTGAGGACGGAGCAATCTTTAAGTACGAGGATATTCAGTATAAAAAGGCATTGCCACTGAGCAAGTACGATAACCTTTGTTTTTATGGTGACCTTTCGTATAAGGAAAATGCGGACTACAAAGCTCTGATTTTGGTGGGCAATATAGGCAAGGAGTTTCATATACTGCTATGCTATATGCAGCAAAAAAGCCGTGCGCATTGTGCTAAATGGCTGTATGACCAGTATGAGAAGTATCGCTTAGACCGCTACAATGTACGTTATATGATTGAGGGACTTTTTGCGATGGATGAGTTTGTAAGCGACTTTGACCAAGAGGGCGACAAACGAGGGTACTATATCCCTATCGTAGCTGACAAACGAAGTAAGGCAGATAAGTTTGACCGTATAGAGAGCCTTGCGGGCTATTTTGAGCGCAAAAATGTGTGGTTCAATAGTGAACAGAAAGACGCAGATATGCAGGTGCTTATTGACCAGTTCTTAGCTTTTGAAAAAGGTTCGGGTGCTCACGATGATGGACCCGATGCCGTGCATGGAGCTTTTAAATGGCTCATAGGTCGAAATAGACAAAGTAGTAACCAATATGCCTTCGGGGCGAGAGTGAATAACCATTATTGATATGTTTTTAGTAAAAGAAGATTTAAAGAATAACATCTACTCCTACCAAGTGGAGCAGATCACCGAAGGGGACGACACTATAGTATTGCAGGCGTTAGATACTGCCGAGCAGGAGGTAAAGTCCTACTTCTACACCAATGACAAAAAGGAGTACTTGGACGGCAGACCGCGCTATGATGTAGAGGCTATCTTTGCCAAGCGTGGGGAGGAAAGAAACGCCCTTGTGGTGAGTCTTTGCCTCTCTGTAGCAAAGTGGTATATAGTGGATCTGTGCAACGCTGATATTATCTATGACCACGCCAAAGAACGTTACGATAGAGCAATAGAGTACCTTAAAAGACTTGCTAAAGGAGAAGTAAATATCAGTTCGTTACCTATTATGCCTCGTACTGAGGAAAGCCAACAACAAACAACCCCTTTTCTCTTTGGCTCTCGTCTAAAATTTAACCATTAGAAAATGAAAGATATAACTGTAACAACTGAATATGATTTGGAGGTAGTAGGGGGCGACTTTGTCGCTAATGAAAGTACTGCCCAACACGTGGAGTTCCTTTTGCTCTCCAAGCAAGGAGAGTGGAAGGAGTCGCCTATTACGGGCTGTAATATTCAGCAAGCGCAGAACGGCAGTATTACCCGCGCTCTGGATAGGCATATACGCATCCAATTAGAAGCAGACGGCTTTAGTGCCGAAGTACTACAAATCACCGAGAAAGGTATTAATGTTAAAGGAAAATACAAGCAATGAAACCCTATAAGAACTATAAGAAAACTAAAAAAGCAGGTAATAACAGCCTGCAACCTACCCGCAATATCGTTCCCAAGGCAATGGCGCGTACCCGCGCCGATGTACTCACCTGGAAAAGTGCCCTCTCTATGGCTGAGAATATAGATAACCCTAAGCTATATCCTTACTACAACTTGGTAAAGGATATGCTCCTTGACGCCCATACTACCTCACAAATCAAAAATCGCAAACTAAAGACGCTATCGGCTAACTTTTCCATAAAGAAAGCCAATGGGGAAATTCACCCCGAGCTGACAAGTCAATTGCAGAAGTCTGTATGGTTTGGCGAGATTATCGGGCATATTTTGGATAGTGAGTACTTTGGCTATACCCTTATAGAGCTCAATCGTACTGATGAGCAGGGCGTAGAAGTTTCCTTAGTACCTCGCCAAAATGTAATACCTCAAAGGGGGCTAATTCTCAAGGACTATACCGACGACAAGGGGTTAGACTATCTCAATGCCTCTGAGTATGGTACCTGGCTGTTGGACTTTGGCGGGGTAGGTGAGCTGGGACTTATCAATAAGGCGATACCACATATCCTCTTTAGCCGATTTGCGCAAAGTTGCTGGTCAGAGTTATGCGAAATTTACGGTATTCCGCCACGGGTAATGAAAACAAACACCCGTGATCGTCAAGCCCTCAATCGTGCCGAGAAGATGATGACCGATATGGGAGCCGCTGCTTGGTTTATTATTGATGAGACAGAGCAGTTTGAGTGGGCTACCAATGGGGTTCCTTCTACGGGTGAAGTGTATGATGGACTCATAAAACTGTGCCGTGATAACATCTCCCTACTTATCTCAGGGGCTATCATAGGGCAAGATACAAAGTATGGTAGCAAGGGTAAAGAAGTAAGCTCACAAGATATGTTGCAAGCCCTTGTGGATGCCGACCAAACAATGGTAGAGCAGTATATGAATGATAAAGTACTACCCGCCCTGTACGCCATTGGAGTACTCCCCGAAGAGGGCTTATCGCTCGTGTATGACCAAGCAGAGGACTTAGGCGAACTGTGGACACGCACTAAGGAAATACTGCCTTATAAAGAAGTCTCTGATGATTGGATTAAAGAAAAATTCGGTATTGAAGTAATAGGGAACAAAGCACCTACTACACCTCAAAAGCTCTCCTTAGATTTTTTCGACTAAGCCCCGAAATTATGCCCGCGGTGGCTCACCACTATTTCGGGGCTATGCATCAAAGTCTAAGTCTGCAATATGCGCCCTGTGATTGTGAGGCATGCCAAGAAGCAAAGTTATCAAGCGCACAAGAGCCTCCAAAGAAGCCGTTAGACCTTACCAAAGTAGCGAAAAAAGCCTTTGACCAATTACATAAGAGAGGTAGCTACAGACCTGAAGACTTAATGAAATACAAAGCCTACCGCGACCTTATTACTGCTACCGCCGAAGTGTTTAACACCGCTATCCCTCACGAAGTACCGGAGGAAATGAAAGCCTATTTAGAGCGCGATGTATTTATCTTTTCGGGGCTAAAAACTCATACGCAACTCACAGAAGCCCGCAGCAAACTCAAAGACGAGCAGGGTAATGTGCGTCCTTATTATCAGTTTGAGCAGGAGATACTAAAGCTGAATAATACCTACAACCGTAACTACTTAGAAGCCGAGTACCAATTCGCTGTACAGAGCGCCCAAAGTGCCACTAATTGGGCAAACCTGCAAGAGGATACAAGTAGGTATTGGTTGGAATATCGTACCGCAGGCGATGAGCGAGTAAGACAAAGTCACGCCTCTTTAGCAGGAATCTGTTTGCCTAAAGATGATGCTTTTTGGACAGAGTACTACCCGCCTAATGGCTGGCGTTGTCGCTGTACTGCTGTAGAAGTCTTGGCACGTGAAAACACCAAAAGCAACCCCGAAACTGCCAAAAAGGCAGGCGAGGTAGCTACTACCCAGATAGGCAAGAGTGGTAAGAATAAATTGGAGATGTTTCGCTTTAACCCAGGGCAGGAAAAGAAAGTATTTCCGCCTAAGAATACTTATGCAAAAGTGGTAGGAGCTGAGCAGGCACAAAGAGAGTTAGAAGCAATAAATAATAGAACTTCAGTTAATTTGCAAGAGCTCATAAGAAGAGATTTCCCCACAAAAGAAGAAGTGGAAAATATAATGCTAAAATATGCAGAGTTATTCCCCGAAGATTTCAGAAAAGGGCTTGGTGAAGTGAGTTTTACAAACTCTCCTAATTTCTTAATGCAACACTCAATGTCTTATCACCCTTCCACTAATGAATGGATTGGAAAATCAACAATAAAGATTAGTAACCACACCTTTGCAGGTATTGGTTTCAATGCCTCTATTCAATTGAGAGAAGCTTTAGGAGCTATAAAAAAAGGAGAAGAACTAACATTTAAACAGGAATACGCTATAGAATCTTTATGGCACGAAATATTACATGCTAAGACACAAACACGCCCAATACTACTCAATAGGAGACAAACAGAAAGTATGGAGACGATAAATGAATTTATAGCTCGTCATACATATAACGAATTTATAGAAAGGCTTGGGGGAAAAGCCATACATCAACAAAAGATTTTAGAGGAGGGATATGGATATAAAGGTTGGATAAATAACTTTAGGGAGAGGCTAAAAACAAATGGTATAAGTGAAGAAGAAGCCGTTGAGTTCTTTAAACCTCATCTAATGAGTGATTATTCTAATATAGGAGAAAAGATAATAGAGTTTTTTGCTATACAGCGGTAAAGTCACAATCATACCCTAAGCCATATTCTTTGTAGGCTTTTGGTAGTTGTTGCCAATATTGCTCGGCCTTGTCCATATCTCCTCTTTCCTCAAAGAGGCAAGCCAAATCATAAAAAGCAAATTCCTTAGTAATATGCTTCTTATAGCTCTCGGGGGTTAATTCTTCTTTTAATTCAATGCCAAATTTTAGCATGAATGAAAAAGAATCAAACCTCAAAGCATTCAATTCCCATTCTGTGGGAGCGTAGTCGAAGATTGTTTCCATAAGTAAACTATATATTTGGCTACAAAGGTACAAAACAAATTTCAAACAAAAAACAAATCTTTTTAAAACTTTTCTATAGCAAAAAACTAAGCAATGCATAGAAGAATTAATCATCAATCATTGACAATTAACCATTATTGAAATGGACTTTAAAACCTTTTTAAATCACATCTTAACGGATACCAAAGTGAAGCTCACAGAAGCGTTTGACCGTAACTTCGAGCGTAAGGGATTTTTTGGCAATGGGTGGCCAGAAACTAAAATCCCCAATCGCCGTGGCTCTCTAATGATGCGTACAGGTACACTAAGGCGCTCTATCCGTAGTATAGTTGAGGGATCTTCTGTGCGTTGGACAAGCTCCGTACCCTATGCTGATTTGCAGAACAATGGGGGCGAACTCGTAATAACTGAAAAAATGAAACGTTATTTTTGGGCAATGTATTACAAAGTGAGCGGGGCGGCTAAAGGACGCAAAGGGAGTGCTCAAAAGGCTTTTTCAGTAGAAGCAGAGCAGTGGAAAGCCCTTGCCTTAAAAAAGGTAGGTGACAAACTAAAAATACCCAAGCGACAATTTATCGGCGACCATCCTGAAGTAAAACGAATGGTAGATGATATTGTAAATTTTAATATGAAAGAACTACTAAATAGCATACACCAATGAAAGCATTATTAGAGAAAATACAACAGAAAGTAAGCGAGATAACAGAACTTAAATACATAGACGAGAATTGGGGGCAGTTAGACTATTACAGCCCTAATATGCCTGTGCAATACCCCTGTACATTGATAGATGTGCAACAGGTACAGTATTCCAACATAGGAAAAGACCTTACCAAAACACCCCTACAACGACAAATAGCTCAGGTACAAATCAAAATTACCATAGCTAATATGCGCCTTACCAATACTTCCCTACAAGCACCAAGAAGGCAAAAGGAGGATGCTTGGGCTATCTGGACGCTCATAGAGAAGATACACCAAAAGATACACGGCTTTTCTCCTTTGCCTAATGTATCCCCTCTTATCCGTACCTCACAAAACCGAACCCTTCGTGATGATGGGCTCCAAGAGTATGAGGTATATTACTCCTGCCAGATACAGAATATCTAACTCATGGCTAATCATTGGTTATTGGCTATTAGCAATTGTTCGTCCACATCTGTATTAAGGATCTTGTAGAGGGTTTTTCGTGAAATGAAGAACTTAGGGTAGATAAATTCCCTCCATATTACTGAAATAGGAATGTAGCGGCAATCATGTCTATTGAACTCTTCCATTACTGCCCTGTAGCGCAATAGGCAGTTTTTGTTGTATCCTTTGTGTTCTTTCTCTTGGGCTTCCATAAGTTATGGTATTCTTTGGTTTAGACCGCAAAATTAAAAAAACACCCGCTTATTTCCAAATTGGATTTTAGCGGGTGTTCTCTAATTAAAATATAAAAATGACACATCAAAACTTCCTCATCTTTTTACAAAGCCTCTCCAGATCATCGTCATAACTCTCCGTGCGATTTTCCCTATAGCGGAATTGTTCGTGGGCTTGTTGGTTTTGGGTGACAACTACCTCGGTGCGCTCCTGGTCATACTTGCGGAAGATACTCATTACTTTCGGCATACTAATACGCTCGTACAGCTCACCACACTCCCCCGATACAATCCTTTTGAAGATAAGCGATAACTCCGAGAGCTTCAAGTGGTGATAATCTGCCATGATCTGCTCGGCACATAACTCTATTTGTGCCTCCGTAAGGGGATTATTTAGGTTCAAAACCTCGTTGAGGTAGATAAGCCACATACTGATATAACTTCTTAGGAATTGCTCCCCTTTGCCTTTTTTGATTTGCACCAGGCTAAGGGTCTGCCTACTCAAGGCGTCACTTACTCCCTTGAGCGACGAGCTATGCATAAGGCAGTTATTCGGTGAATAAACCCTTAAAAATTCTTTGTTTGAAATCGTTGCTAACGCCTGATTTTGCCTTACTATTACCTCGTTTTGCATTTTGTAGAATCTTATTAAGTTGGGAATTTATATACTTTAAGTCTGTATTCCTTTGGTGGAACTCGTCTAACTTTTGCCAGTTCTGTAGCAGGTACTGCCAAGAGGCGAGGGCTTCCTCCTCATCGGCAGAGTTGCTCGTAAGGTAGGTGATGATTTGCTTGAGCGCCTTGCCGTCCGCACCCGTGAATTTTGGGGACAAACCAAATTGTCTATGATAGAAGGCAAACCACTCGTCCAAAAACAAGGCGTATAAGCTCGGCGGGTTCGCCTCTTCCTCTCGGTAGGTAACTCTATCCCCCCAACTACCTTGCCACTCTTCTATCATGTTCTCTAAGGGAGGAATAAGCTGGCCTATTTGTTTGAGATATTCCCCGTCTAAAGTACCTTTCTTGACCTCTAACTTAGAGAACTTACCTCCTTTATAGATCAGCTTCACAACTACCGCACAACTGCGTATGGTTACTATATAGGTCATTTTTTAATGATTAATGGTTAATGATTAATTGCCAGCTATTGATAGGCACACTATCAGGCTCCTGAATATTGTAGAACTTGTATATCTCTGCTCTTATCTTACTTGCGATAAGTTCTCTTTCCTCTTCACTGACCTGCTTTCTGTCTGAATAGCTATTGTATTGTATAGCGAGTTCTGGAGACTTTTTAAAGTGTTTATCCTCTAAAAATAACTCATAATAAATATAGGTATATCTGCTATTATGAGCATCCGAAGCCTCTTGTTCTGTTTGGTAACGAGTATATATTACTTTCATTGCTTGATTTATTCTATCCTCATTTTTCCAATACCAAGAGTTCTCATAGACAATAACAATAGCAGGCTTTTTTACGGCTTTTCTTGTGAGCTTACGAAGCCCATACCACACTCTTAATTTCATTAAGTTTCTATATTTGTTTTAGTAAGTTGTTTTCCACAATCGGCACAAAATACAGCCGTTACAGCCACAGTACAGTATCCACCTATGGTGCGCAACACTTGGTGCTTGTGAGGGCATTTGTCACTGGTCACTTGTTGTTTGTCACTTCTTTTCATATCGTTTCTCAATCATTTTTTCTAATGCTCCTATTACCTTACTAAGTTCCTTAGTAGTCATTTCCATTAATGGCTTTTGTACAGGGCACCTCTTAGAGAGCAACCACTTACCCAATTGCTGAAGGTTTGGAATTCTTGGGTTATTCGGCTGCACCCAGCCCAGTTCGTGGCACTTGGCCAATAGGCTAAGGTGTTGCGTATTATGGCTCTCGAAATGTGCTGCAAAGCTATAGTTATAGCCTAAGTAGTCTAATATTTCAAAGGCTTCTATCTCTTTCAGCTCTTTGCTTGTAGCAAGCTCCCTTCCTACAACCCCCGATAAGAAAGCCAGCCGTACCTCTCTGTCCTTAAACCTCTTTCCTAAGAGGCTTTGTAGGATCTTTAGTTGTCGTGTGCTAATCATAATAATACTGATCTTTAAATTTTATTCTTATATAATCACCTGCATTGTACTCTTTATAGTCTTCTTCAAAAACTCTAATTTTTACAGTACCTTCTTTATTAGCTACATATATATAATACTTTTCAGGATGATATCTACTTGAGCGAACCTTTCCTACAAAATGAGATGTTCTATGAGCTGGTATAAGTTCCTTATCTACCACATAGCCTATAATCTCTTTTATATCATTTTCAGAGTCTTTTTTAGAGCATCTATCATCACAGGAGATAGATACAAGTGACAATATTAAAAACGTTGCTATTTTTTTCATTTTAAATCGTTTTCAAGTTCAATAAGATAAGCAGGAATTAGTCGAAATGCATTAAACTCAATACCACATAGATAGTGAATGTAATTCTCTTTTGAGTATTGTTTAAAAGAAACTTCTAAAGCCTTACATCGGGGGTACTTTTTGTTTAACTCTTTGGCTTTTTCAATGATGTATCTCTTTATTACATCTAAATTAGCGGCTTGATATAATTCTCCTTCCATTCCTCTTAGAAATTCGGAAAATTCAGCTTGTAACTTATTTTTTGTTTGTGTGCCATTGCCAAAAAAGCAATAGTAATGTGTTGGTTTTTCTTTCATTTTAAATCGTTTTTAAAGGTTATTTAAAACCCTGCCTTAGGGGGGTCTCTTATGGGCGTCCCCTTAATACAAACAACACACTAAGGTCAGGGTATCTAATAATTGCTCGTAGTGGCTCGCCACTAATCAATAGAGAAGTTGAAGTTTACTCTTTTTTCTATGCCATTCTCAAGGGTGACCAACTTATACCCTCGTATATACATACTCGTACGTATATCTACGATGGCGTTCTCTATGATCTCCATACCCTCATCAAAGAGGGCACTGTTAGCCTTTTGCCTTAGCGTGCCTAACTTGCGCACCTCTCGTGGGTTTAGGTTCCCTTGTGCATCTGTCCTTAATGCTGTATTAAGGAACTCCAATAGGAGTTTTTCTTTTTCAGTATCTCCCGCCAAGGACGACATATAGGTTTTTATCTTCTTAAGTCCTTCGCTCTCTGTACCATTAAAGGCGGGGCGTACATTCCAACCTATACGGATACTCGCCGACCCATCTGCTTTGGTAAAGGTATGCGAATCCTGTTCCTCTTTCTGAGTGCCGTATAGCTCGGCACGGAGAGCTATGATAGTCTTCGCCTCTTGGAAGAGTTTCGCTACCAAATCCTCTACATCCTCCCGTTGCGAAAGGCAGAACCCAATGTTATCATCTACCAATTCTGCTTCAAGCTCCAAAAGTGTCTGTCTGCTCTGTTGTTTGGCTAATTTCTCTGCTCTTTGCTTCTCTTTGAGTTGCTCTTGTAACTTCTTTAAGTCCTCTGCACTCATCTGTGATAAATCTACACTCATTTTATTATCTTTTTTAATTGTTATTATTCGTCTATTTCTACCTCATATTCCCAATCCATGGCATCATCTTCCCTTATGTTGTCTATTAGCCATCCAAAAACTTCTTCATACTCATCAGAGTCGCCAAGTCCAATAGTAATTCCATATTTTGCCATTTTATCTAATTGCTCAAAAACCTTATCGGGGACTTCTACATCCCCAATACCTACTGTGTAGGTTACTGTTACGCTTAAATCTTTAATAATTTTCATTTTTTATCTGTTTAAAAATTATCGTTCTACTTTTTCCTTATATAATTTGTTTGTCTCTACCGGTTCCCATCCCTTTTTGTCTTCGTTGTACCACATCAGCACCCTGTCCTGATCGTATCTTATGTATGGAGACTCCCAGTTGTTTTCTCGTATCCATTCGTAAATGGTCAGTACCACTATTGGTACACTTGTTCTGTAACCCGCATGATACTGGTGTATCATTGTTCGCTCTGATTCTGATAAGGCTTGTAAGAAGTTGTCAAGCCTTAGCACTTCTGTATATAGCTGTTTCATTGTACTATTATTATCTATACTATTACTTATATACTTGCTCGTGACTTACTTATAAATTGTAACAGAGTTTTTGGATATATATGGTTTATGTCCTCTGCTGAGAGCATTATCATTAGCTCTACATCTGCCTTATCAAAGACGCCCTCTCTGAGTGCCTTGCCATAATATCGCTCTATACTACACTCTACCAAGTAGTGCCACTGATCATCATACCAATTATTGAGATAGTCATTATTTGTTAGGTCCTCTAACCTCCTTACTATTCGTTTTTGCTCGTTCACTTTTTGGCACCATGCAAGGAAATATGCATGTCTGAGTGCTTCATATTGCCTATAACTGCAATCTAAGTAGTACAGCAGGCAATGCCTAAATGTCTTTTGTTTCTCTATAGTTCCCATATTTTATTATCTAATCATTTTTAACTCTCTTTCCCCTGCTTTGATTTCGGAGATAATGTAGGGTTCCAACTCGTTCCCCCCTGTTCGTGTCTTGTCTATATAGGCCTTGAAGTCCTTTACTAAGATTCTATCTTGGCAAAACCAGTAAAACTCCTCCGCTACGGCTCCTTTGGGCATTCCCTTACTCATTTGTGAGATCCCTATAAACAATGTTTGGGGAAACTGTAGGATAAGATTATGATAGGCTGTCGCTTTTTGTCCTCTAAAACAAGCCTGCACGCTGTCTATAAAAACTATCTTAGGTTGTTGTGGGCGACTAAGGCGTTGTATAAGTTTGTCCAAAGGCTCTCCACACACCAAGTATTTGTTTTTGTATTGCTTAAGCCCTGTACGCTCCAAGTTAGTAAGTAGCGAAAGGCTCCCACATTCCTCTAAGGAATTGTATAATACCTTTTCTCCCTGGCATAACTCTCGCATTAATTGCAGTGCATAAGTTGTCTTTCCGTTTCCAGAATCCCCATAGATAAGGATACTTCCCGCTCGCTCTATCTCTCCTAAGTGTGTATGCCAAGGCTCCGATAGAGGCAAAGTCTTATATTTCTTTCTTGCCAAGTCCTCATAGGTGTAAGCCCTTGGTATCGTTACTTTGTTATCTATCATTAGTTATTAGTTATTAATCGCCTCTGCGGCTCGCACTTTTTCTATTTCGGTACGTACTTTTCTAAGACTGCCTTTGGTACGAGCAAAGAGCTGTTCGGGAGTAAAGGTAGAGCCGTTTGCTTCGCCTATCTGGGCTATTTGTCCCAAGAGGAAAGCTGTAATCGCTTCGTTGTCTTGGGCTGGACTTACACGGCTATATTTCGAGCCATAGCGGTCAAATATCTCTGCATACCCTACCTTTTTGATGTCCACATTGCGGTCTATCTTCGCCTGCAATCCGTCAGCACCCATCATATACCAACCACAAGCGTACTCGGTAGCATTCCATAGGCTTTTTAACTCAAGGAAGGCGTGATACTCCAAGTCTCCAGCCTCGTCCAAGATGATAAGTGGGTTTTCCAATTGTTTTACGTAAAAAACCAAGTCCTCATATACATCGGCATAGCGCCCTGTATGGGCAATACCGAACTCTTGGGCGATCTTGCGAATGAGTTTCTGTTTGGTCTTCACCTGCGAGCAGTCTATATACACTGCATTCTTGTTCTTGCTCACATACACTTTGGCAGTGTGTGTCTTGCCAATTCCTGCCCTATCGCATAGGATAGCTGAAATGGAGCGCGCTTGGCAGGCTGAAAGTTGTAGGTAGATGTATTGGAAAGTCTCTGTTTCTACCGTAACCCAAGGGCGTTCGTCCTTGAGTTG